GTAGAGATAGCAAACGGAGAGAGTGTATGCAGTGTAATACCAGACAGTCATATCAGTTGTTTATACTACCCACAAGTCTATGCTGATAATGTGTATAATCAACAATGTGCATTGGACCCTTTGTATGATTACGGTTGTGATGGATGGGACGATGCTTACATAGAAGAATATGTTGAGGAAGATATACAGGAAGTTTGGGAAGATAGTGAGGAAGATATTGAATCAGTATACGTCTTGGAAGAGCCAGAGGTTTTCCAAATAATAGAGATAGAAGCATTAGATGATTACACTTTAATCTCTACTACATTAGAAGAAGCAATACCAGAGATGGAAGTATTGTTTGAAGAGATGGCACAAGAGGAACTGATAGAAGAATTAGAGGCAGAGTTAGAAGAGTTTTTAGAACCTGAACCAACTGAAGAGGAGCTTGATGAACCTGAACCAGAGCCAGAGAATGAATCGGTTGAGGATGATGAGCCAACAGAAAATGAGCCAGTTGAGGAACAGGAAGAAAGTATTGAAGAGCCTGAGCCAGAACAAGAAGTTGTAGAGCAACCGGTATTAAAAAAGGTAGCAAAGAAAGCAAGTAAGAAAGATAAGATGCGAGAGATTATAGGCAACAAGCTAAAGAACCTTGCAACTGAAATGGGAGAAGCTGCATCACTAGAAGAACAGCAGAAACTACAAAGTCTTATACTTGCACTGTTAAACTTTAATGCTGGATTTAACACTTACAATACACAACTACTTATTGATGGTGTGTTTTATGAAGATAAGGGTATATATTTAGACAAGGATATACCAGATAATCAAAGAGGATTAAGAAACGGTTTGGCTAATGAAATACTACACAATAAATTGATGGACCTACAATGGCAGAAATAGAGTACGCAGGAGTTAAGGTAGGGGGTAGTAAGGCTCTACTAATAATACCCCTCTTAGGGACAATCCTTGGAGCTCTGTGGGGTGGTTTTGAAGTGTATCAGAGATACTTAGATATGGAAGCTAAGATTGCTGCATTTGAATCACCTGATTTATCTAGTATAGAAAAAGATTTAGCAGTTATAAATGAACACATGGACACAGTAAATGTACACATGGAGTTTGTTAGCAAAGAAATAGATTTGTTTACACAAGAAGTTGAGTCAATAAAAGATAATGTTGATGAACAAATTAAATATGTAAAGGAAGTCAAGGTAGAAGTTAGAGAAGATATGCGACACCTTGAAAGTATTGTTAATGATGTTGAATCAGATTTACAGGAACAGCAAAAAGATATTAAGGAAATGATTGACATTGCTGAGAAAAGATTTGATGACAGAAGAGATTCTCTTTATTCTGATACAGATAGAAAGATTAAAGAGTTAGAAGAGAGGCTCGGTAGTAAAATACAAAGAGCTTTAGATAACCCACTAGCAAACTAGGAGAATAATATGCCAGCAGGAAAAGGTACATACGGTAAGAAAAGAGGTCGTCCACCAATGAAGAAAAAAGGAAAGAAGAAGTAATGCCAGCCAAGAAGGACCCACGATTAGCTAGAGCAGGTGTATCAGGGTTTAATAAACCTAAGCGTACACCTAATCATCCTACTAAGTCACACGTAGTTGTAGCTAAAGAAGGGGATAAAGTTAAAACAATTAGGTATGGACAGCAAGGAGTTTCAGGAGCAGGTAGTAATCCTAAAACAGCAAAGGAAAAAGCTAGACGTAAATCCTTTAAAGCTAGACATGCTAAGAACATAGCTAAAGGTAAGATGAGTGCAGCTTACTGGGCAAATAAATCTAAATGGTAAAATATGGAAGAAAAAATAGCTAGAATGGAAAAGACATTAGATAAACACAGCTCACAAATAAGTAAATTATTTAGTAGAGTTGATGACACTAATGCTTGCATACAAAAAATTATGAATACATTAAATCAAATTAGATGGACGTTCTTTGGTGCCCTTGGTTACTATGCCTTTTCAGAGCTAGGATTATTAGGAGTATTTAAAGTATTATGATAGCGTTTTTAACTAATGTAGCACCAATCATGTTAGGTTTTGTTGGTAAGTTGTTTGCATTAAAAAGCCAAGCAGCAGCAGAACAACAAAAGCTAATGATACAATCATTGCAAGTACGTAATGATTCTATTAACATGGCTAGAGATAGAGCTGACAAAGAGTCACCTATGGCTGCTATGAACAGAAGGATTATTATATTAGTTATACTAGCATTAATTATATTTACACAAATAGCTCCTGTGTTCTTTGATGTACCTACAGTAATACCAACAGTTATAGAAGGAGCTAGTATACTAGGTTTTCAATTAACACCTGATGTTATTGAATATGTAAAAGTAGAAGCAGGTGCTGTACTCAAGATGGATGAAATCTTTGGGTGGGCAACAATGATTATAGAGTTTTATTTTGGTGCACAATTAGCCAAGGGGAAGTAGATGACATACAGACAAATTATTAATGCAGTATTACGTAGACTAAGAGAAGATAGTATAGGCAGTGATTGGTCAGGAGCATTAATAGATGCTGCTGGTCCATCAGACTATCAAGTATTAATTGGTGACTTTGTTAATGAAGTTAAAAGAGAAGTAGAAGATGCTTGGGACTGGACATCACTAAGACGTATAGAAACAGTAGCTACTGTAGCTGACACACGTAGCTATAATTTACCTAGCACATCTCAACGTACTAGAACACTATCAGTACAGGAACAAGAACAAGGACAAATGTTACAAGGTGTACCTGATTCATGGATTAGGTCTACACAATATCCTACTGATAGCTCAGGTATTCCTTCTTACTTTTCTATTAATGGAGTAAGTAGTGGACTGCTTACAGCACAGTTATATCCTAAGCCTGATGGTGTTTATAACATAAACTTCTACATGCTTGACCCACAAGATGATTTAACAAATGCAACAGATACCTTGACATGTCCTGAGTTTCCTGTTATAATGGGGGTATGGGCACGAGCTATCGCTGAACGTGGCGAAGATGGTGGAACACTATCAGACATGGCACAGATGCAATATCAACAAGCATTATCAGATGCAATTCAACAAGATGTAGGCAGACACTCAGATGAGGTAATTTGGAATGGCGTCTAAACCAATACAACCCCTTGTATTAGACTCTATAGGTATCTATGGATTAAACAGGCAGTCGTCGGCTTCCAGTTTACCACCACAGTTTCTAACAACAGCTAACAATATTATGTTAGATGAGAAGGGACGTGTTACTACTAGAGAAGGAATTAAACAAGTAACAGATAATATACATACTGGCAGTTTAACTAACGGAATGCCAACAGCTAATACATTGATAGTTAAATCATTAGGTGAGTATATTAGTGCAACAGGAGCTAAGACTTTATTTGCTGGAGCTGGTGCTAATGTATATAAAATTAACACAGCTAACACTCCTTATACTTTAGATGCACAGACTTTTGGTGGTTCAGCTACTACTAAAACTAATGGCAACTGGCAGTTTACAAACTTTAATAACCAGTTTTATGGAGTACAGACAGGTAATCAACCAATAAATTATGATGGCACTACATGGAAAGATTTAGAAGATGTAGGCAGTTATCACAAACCTACTGGTGTTACTACTTTTACACCTTCTTGTATTCTAGGAGATTATGGTAGGATATGGGTAGGAAACATAGGTGAAAACAAAGACGTAGTTTATTACTCTGATACATTAATAGGTCAAACATTTAATGGTGGTGCGTCAGGTTCAGTAGATTTAAAAACTGTATGGTCAGGTGATGAGATAACAGCACTAGCTTCTTTTATGGGTAAGCTAGTTATCTTTGGTAAGAGTAACATTGTTATTTATAATGACCCTTGGGACCCAGCTGCAGCTTCATTTCAATTAGATGAAGTTATTGAAGGTGTAGGATGTGTAGCTAGGGATTCAGTACAAGTTATTGGTGATGACATTGTATTCCTAAGTTCATCAGGTGTACGTTCACTAGCTCGTACAATGGTACAAGACAAGATGCCATTGACAGATTTAAGTTTAGCTATTAAAGATGAAATAAGAACAAACATATTAACTGCTAACATGGACCAAGTAAAAGCTCAGTATGATTTATCTACTGGTTCTTATTTATTAAGCTTTGGTGGTAAAAATATTGTTTATGTGTTTGACTTTAAAGCTACAACACCTGAAGGTGCTCCACGTATAACAACTTGGAACTTTGATTCTAAGAAAAATCCTGGAGCTTTGTTATCTACTGATGATTTTTTATATATAGGTTTAGGAGCTGTTACTAACTTTGGAAAAGTAGCGACTTATTCAGGATTTTATGATGTAGAAAAAGAAGATGTTACTGCTAGTTATGGTACATCAGGTGCATGTACTACTGCTGGACACACGTGGGAATCTACTACAAGTAAATGTTATCAAGATGTAGATAATACATATCAAGCAGATTTTAAAACTACTTGGCTAGACTTTGAACAACCGGGAATATCTAAGTTCCTAAAAAGATTCTTAGCTATATGGTCAGGCGGTAAGAATATGAACGTAACACTTAACTGGTTTAGAGATTACAATGTTACTCCTACATCAGCTAACTTTACATTAGACCCTACTTCTGGTGGAGTCAATGCTTTGTGGGGACAAGGTAAGTATGGTAATGCTAAGTATGCCCCTTCTTTCCAACCTACAGAGTACAAAGTATCTATGTCAAAAGCAGCTAAGGTTGTTAGACTACAGATAATACAAACAGTATCGGGGTTTAAAGCTTCTTTACAAAACATTTCTATTTGGGCAAAACAAGGGAAAATACGATGAGTGATTATAATTTACAAATATCTTGGTCAGGTAAGGATGCTTTAAGTGATTCAGACCCAGACAAGGTAGTCAGTGGTGGTGACTTTAATACAGAGTTTCTTGCGGTTAAAACTGCTGTTAACTCTAAAGCAGACTTAGCAAATACAAGTCAAGTAGTTACTGCTGCAACAGCAACTGCAGGAACCAATACTAATCAAGTAGCAACAACAGCGTTTGTTACAGCTGCAACGACAGCAGCAAAAATCAATGATTTAGTTTATCCTGTTGGTTCAATATATATTAATGCTACTGTAGCAACTAATCCAGCAACACTTCTTGGTGTAGGTACTTGGGCAGCATATGGAGAAGGTAGAGTTCCAGTAGGTAAAGCATCTAGTGGTACATTTGATACGCTCAATGCAACTGGTGGTTCTGAAACTCAAACCTTAACAGAAGCTAATTTACCTGCTCACTATCACAACTGGGCAGCTTCTGAATATGGTGGTTCATATGATTATGGTACTAACTTAATAAATGCTAATAATACTGTTGCTACAAGTAATGGAGTAAGCAATAGTTTAACTACGTCAACAGTAGGAAGCGGTACAGCACACAATAACTTACAACCATATATAGTAGTTTATATGTGGAAACGCACAGCATAGGAGAATAATATGTGGGGACAAATAGCCAGTGCCTTAATAGGTGGAATAATGACAAACAGGGCAGCTAAAAAAACTGCTGAGGCACAACGACAGGCAGGTGAACAAGCATATCAAAGGTCACTTCCTAGAGATGTTAGTGGTTTATTTGGTAGCTTTGGTTATGATGAACAAGGCGGTTCAACCATGGCTTTAAGTGATGACTTACAAGCACAGTATGATGCACTAATGGGTAGAGCAGGAGCTACTGCTTCACAGATACAGAACTTAGACCCAATGGCATTACAACAACAATTGTATAATCAACAGCTAGGTTTAGTAGCACCTGAACAAGAAAGGCAATCATTGGCTCAAGAGTCTAGGTTACTACAACAAGGTAGATTAGGTAGTACAGGTGGTGCAGGTCAGATGCAGGCATTACAGGAAGCACAAGGACAACAAAGACTTGGACTATTATCTAACTCTTATGCTACTGCACAAAATACATTAGACTCTATGAGAGCAAGAGAATTACAAGATAGACAAACTGCACTTGCTATAGGTAATCTTCCTATGAACTATGCAAACACGAGTGCACAAATGGCTGGACTTATGGGTGCTGGAGCTCAATATGCAGGTAATGCACAACAAGGAGCTGCACTTGGTCTTGGTGGTACACAAGCAAACTTCTGGGCAAATGCTATGGAACAGTTTGGTGATAGAGAGTATAAAGGTTTTGATAATTATATGAATGGTTTATTTAACAGAAGTGCAACTGGTAATACATTAAATTTTGCAAGTTCTAACTATGGACCTGCAGGTATGACTGGCACTATGAACTTAAGCAGAGGATAACTATGGCAGAACAAGGAATGTTTACAGGCTTAAACGCATATGAAGCCGAACTAATAGATAACGCTAATCAAAGAGAAGCTTCTTCTGCCAATGTAGGCACAGGATGGCAGGCTATTACTAATGCTGCAGGTAGAGCAGGAGGTATGCTTGGCAGGTCTGTTGGTAGAGGTCTAGGTGGAGTAACAACTGCTGAACAAAGAGTAGCTGACTTCCAAGAAATTACTGCAAGTATACCTAATTTTGACCCTAGTAAACCAGAAAGTTTACAAGAAATGTCATCAGCATTATGGCAAGGTGGTTTCTACGACCAAGCTAAAGATATGATGGACACAGCTAACGTGTATTCAAGAAATTTAGCAGAGCTTGCAAACCTAGAAGCACAAACAGGTTCAATTGTTGCTGGTGATAACTTAGCGGAAATGAAATTTAACTTATCTAAACGCTACACTGAATCACAAATGGAGCAAATAGACCAAGCAATTGCTGCATCTAAAGCAGGTGTAAGCAATCAAGAAATATTAACTGATTTAAAAAGTGTGTTTCAAGATGTTGATATACGCAGGATTGAACAAGTTATTAATGCTTCTAAATCTCAAGTAGAGTTAGCAGAACAACAAATGGATTTAAATACAGAGTTAAATGCAGCTAACATTGAGAGAATCCAACAAGAGATTGCAGCTTCTAAGAGTGGCGTAACAGTTGATGAAGCACGAATAAGAGGAATTGAGCAAGACATTCTTCAAAGTGAAGCTATGATTGGTAATCTTGATAAAACAGAGCTAACTAAAAACTATAAGTTTGCTGTAAACAATGGAGAGTATTCTGGAAGCTTTGAAGATTATCAAAAACTAATAGCTAACCTTAAAACTATTCAGAAAGAAAGCTCTATTAGTCTTTATGAGTATGCTCAGTCTACTGCAGGTGGTTCATACAAAGGAACACTAGAGGAGTTTGTTACCAGTATTACAGGTGTAGATTATAAAAGAGCAGTAGCTGCTAGAGCTGCATCTGAAACTTCTTATTCTCCTCCGGGTAAAACAGAACTTGACAGAATTATTGAATTTGTAGATAAAGATATTGATTTTGGAATAAAAGATTTTTCTGGTAAAGATGGCGAAGAGGGTTTGTATACAGAAAATGATATAGCAGTTCAACTTTATTACCTTGCTAAAAATAGAGGAGTTACTCCTGATTCAATATGGAATGAATTTAAAAACTTAGAGAATCCTTTACAAAGCATTATGGCTACTGCTGTTAACACAGCTAGTGGTGGACAAGGTGCTGGACAAGGCAGTGGTTCTTCTGCAATGATAACAGACTAATATGCCAGCAGGAATCCCTATAGGTTACTCTTCAAGAGCTGAGTGGATTAGAGATAAACAAAATAATCTATCAGTAGTTTCTAATAATCCTCTTGAAAAAGCGGAGGATAATTTAGTAGAAGATGAAATCAATCGAATAGAATCTGAAGGATGGATGCCATCAGGACCTTACTTGGATGTAGGAGATACAGCATATGGTGTTACAAGTGTATCTCAAGCTGAAAAACAAATCCAATCTCTTGAGGAAGTTAATCAATTAAACAAAACATTCAGTGAAGATGGAGAAGCTGCTGATTATTGGACAAATGTTTATGCGGAAAAAAGAAATGAGTATCAATCTTTGTGGAAAGAGCTAGATGAGAAAGGAGATGAGCAAGGAAAAATAAATCTTAACACACAATACCAAGCTATCCTTGATAAAAGAAAAATGTTTTTAAATGATACTATGTGTACATTTGAAAAAGGTGGTAAAGATTGTGCGGAAGGTTCCGTTAACTGGATGGACTCTATAGGTACAGGTCTTGATTTAAAAGGTGGAGAAGAGTTTACTATTCAAGATATGAAAAGTAACAGACCACTTCTTGAATCTTTACAGAGAACATATGGTGCTTATAACAAAGATAAAAAATTAAAAACAAAAGATGAGTTAATAAACGAGTGGATAAGAGCTCAACATTTCTTTGAATACAACTTTGCTAAGAAAGGTATAGAAGGTTTAAAATCTTTAAAAATGACTGATGAACAGAAACAAGACTTTGCTGTTCAATGGGTTAACTTTCAAAAACTATTAGGCAGTGAAGATGATGGTGGTATTAGTCTTTCAGCTAAATGGGAAAACATTACAGCAGCTATATTGTCAGACCCTACTACTTATTATGGTGGTAATATAGTTAGACAACTAATTAAGTTTGGTGGTAAAAAGCTACTAAAGAAAGACCTAGAAAAAGAAGCTGTTAAAGTAGGTATTAAAAAGTTCTTATCAGGAAGCATAGCACAAGGAGCTAATAAAGGATTTAAAGTAGGTGCCACGTATATGGCTGTTGATAATCTATCTGACCAAAGAGTTCTTATACAAGGTGGAGTACAAGAGAATGTTAATCTTTTAGACACAAGTATTGATGCTCTTGCTGGAGGTATAGCAGGTTATGGTTTTGGTATTGGCATAGGTGGTGGCTCTGCTGCTATAAAAGCAACTTTAAAAAACTTAGCTGACGACTACTTAATAAAATCAAACCTGAGCAACCAACAGGTTATAGATGAAATAGGATTAGCTGTTCAAGATGAGAAGTCTTTAAAGAAATTTCTTAAAAAAATAGGATGGAGTTCTAAAGACGTTAAAGCAGAAGTAGTTAAAAAGAGAGCAGAGGGTTTTGATTATGCTGTTCCTACTGTTGTTAGAAACTCAGAAGAAGCTATACTAGGTACTCCAAGCAAAGAAAAATTTATTGCTGAACAATCAACCTTAGTTACTCCTAGAACACAAAGGTTAGCTGAATCAGAACTTATTCCTCCTCGTAAAGTAAAAACACCTGACGATATAAAATACAATGATAGTATATTAAGAGCTAGAGATAGAGTAGAAAAAACTGAAGCAGGTGAAAAGGCTCTCATGGCAGACATGGTAAATGTAGGCAATGTTGTGTTACCTAAGTTTAACAGGTGGGGTTATAACACTTATAAATACATTAACGACCAAATAGGTTCAGGACTTGCAAGAACTGTATATGGTCCTGATATTCAATTAATAAACTCAGGTGCTAGAAATTTAGGTGAAGCTATGTATGGTGCTAATGTAGCTATAGATATAAACGTAGCTAGAATTAATGGTAAGATAGCGTCTTTTATTAAACAAAATAAAAAAGAATTAGGAGATACTAATCGTCTTATAGAAAATGGAGTTAATGCTAAAGGTGTAACGCCTGTGCAAAAACAATATATTAACATGGTTCTTAAAGACAAGAAAGCTGTTCTTACTGATGCTGCTAAGTCAGGAGTTATTAGTAGAAAAGATTTTAATAA